GTGGTGTAGGAGGAACATTTCAACACGGAACAGTAGTTGTTCATTTAGACCATTCTAGTGATAGTGCTACTTCTGTTGCTTTGGACGCAAGTGCATTAAGTGGTCACGCAAATGGTGCTAAATTAAGTATTAAAAGAATTTGGTGGGGTTTAGCTGGTTCAGTAGAGGTTCAGTTTAAAGGTGCCTCATCTGACACACACGCTATTAGACTTGCTGGTGCAGGAGATTATACTGGTCCAGCAATTAGTAATAATTCAACTAATACTGGTGCAACATCAGGAGATATAGAAGTAATTGGTGCTTCAGCAACTGGATTTATTGTAATAGAATTACGAAAAGACGCTGCATTTACAGCGTAGTTTTAATAAGGTTTAGATTATGGCAATTAAAAATACATCGGTGGTAGATACCACTTTAAAGTATATTGTGAAATCAACTGGTATCAAAAATGAAACTGACCAGATTATGGTTGACGCTGAAAAATTAAAAGATGGTACCAACAAATCGAAAGTGAATTTAATTGAATGCTTTTATTTGATAGAAGGAACTGGAACAATAACAATTTCTGCTTCAAGTGAAGATGATGATTTAGAATTAACTGGAAAAGGGAAGTATGGTTTACGGCCCGACCAGTTGAAGTTTGGTAATGATAAAAAGATATTATTATCAACTAATGGTACTGTAGATAGTTATTTGATGGTAACAGAATTTAGGAGAAATGATTAATGGCTGACGCTGTAACAACTCAAACAATATCAGACACCTCTGGTGTAAAAAGTGTTGTGAAAATGACGAACATAAGTGATGGAACAGGAGAAACTCTTGTAACTAAAATGGATGCTTCCGCATTAAATGGTATGTCGGAAGATGCTACGAAAAAAGTTTCTAAAATCTGGTATAGTGTGAATACAACTAATGGAAAATCAGGTGTTGAATTATTGTGGGCAGGAAGTGGAGTAAGTTCAGCGAATAAAACAATTTGTATTTTATCAGGAAATGGATTTTGGGATTTAAAAACAGCAGGTAATGAAATAGCAAACAATGCTACATTAACTGCAAGTACATCACCTGCAGGAGACTTATTACTCTCAACAAAAGGTTTTGTATCAGGAGATAATTATAGTATTATCGTAGAAGTAAGATAAATGGTTAAAAAAAGAAAAGATTATTCTAGGGAAATACTAGAACGAATTGTCGGTTCAAAAAGAAAAACTGAATTGGCAGAAAAATTTAGAGAAGCGTTTGCTGAAAAATATAGTATCAAGCGTGAAGAAATGAAAAAAGGAATTGTAGATAAAATCTATAATAAAGAAAAGGTGGAGAGATGAAACTAATTACAGAAACAATTGAAGATATCGAAGTCTTAACAGAAGCCAATACTAAAGGCGGTAAAGACTACAAAATAAGAGGTGTCTTTATGCAGGCGGATATCAAGAACCGTAATGGTAGAGTCTATCCGGTTGCAACACTTTCAAAAGAAGTGGCAAGATATACTACAGAATACATTAATAAAAGACGAGCTTTTGGAGAGTTGGGACATCCAGATGGACCAACTGTGAATCTTGAAAGAGTTTCACATATGATTACAAGTTTAAAACCAGAAGGAAAGAATTTTGTTGGTGAAGCAAAAATTATGGATACACCATATGGTAAAATCGTAAAGAATCTAATTGATGAGGGTGCTCAGTTGGGCGTATCATCAAGGGGGATGGGTTCTATACAATCTTCCTCTCAAGGAAGTGTTGTTGGGAAAGATTTTTATTTAGCAACAGCGGCAGATATCGTTGCAGACCCTAGTGCTCCAGATGCTTTCGTAGAAGGCATTATGGAAGGCAAAGAGTGGGTTTGGGATAATGGTGTATTAAAAAGTAAAACTGTAGAAGAATATAAGTCTGAAATCGAAAGAGCAAGACGAACAGAATTGGCGGAAGTGAAGTCTAAAGTATTTAAGGACTTTGTTTCCAAACTATAAAACCTACGCAAAATACCAAAAAGCGCAGGTTTATAAATGGTAATTGTTATAAATATTTGTAACTGAAATTAAAAATTTTTAATATTTAAGGAGAGACCGAATGTCTGAAACTGAAATTAAGAAAGAAGTAGAACAAGAAGTAAAAGCAGAAGAGCTTGACACAAAGGGCGACCCTAGTGCTCCAGCAAAATCTGGTGGACCTTCCGAACCTACTCACCTTAAAAATGATGCTGAAGATTTGGGACCTGCAGTAGTTAAAAATACTGACAAGCTTCCAAACTCAACGAAAAAGGTTAAGAAGCACTCGGATCAGGTTAATGCAAGTGCAAAAGATGGTTCTTTACCAAACGATAATAAACCATCAGCTGCAGCTGAAGAAGCGGAAGTAAAAGACGACAAAGAAATCGTTGCTGAAACTGCTCCTGAAGATATTGACCTTTCTAGCGATGTTAAAGCATTAGTTTCTGCGGATGCAGATTTGAGCGATGAGTTCAAAGAAAAAGCTGCAACCATTTTTGAAACTGCTGTTAGAACACGCATTAAAGAACAAGAGTCAAAAATTAAAGCTCAGTATGAAGAAAAACTTTCAAAAGAATCTGAAACAATTAAAGGAGCGATGGCTGATAAAGTTGACGCTTATTTAAATTATGTTGTTGAAGAATGGATGAAAGAAAATGAATTGGCAGTTGAAAGAGGTATTCGTACCGAAATTGCTGAGGACTTTATTACTGGTCTTAAAACTCTATTCAAAGAACATTATATTGATGTTCCTGAAGAAAAGTATAATGTATTAGATGATTTAACAAATGAAAAAGACAAACTTGAAGAAAAACTTAACGAAAAAATTAAAGAAAATGTTGAGTTGAATAAACAAGTTGGTGAGTTCACTAGAGAAAAACTTATTGGTGAAGTTGGAAGCGATTTAGCTGATACTGAATTAGAAAAGTTCCACTCTATGGCTGCAAATGTTGAATACGATAATGCAGAAAAATTTAAAGAGAAATTAGAAACTGTTAAAGAATCTTATTTCCCTAAAACGAAACAAGAAACAGCTTCAACGAAAGATGAAGTTGATTCTGTGGCGGCAAACGCACCAGAATACTCTGGTGAGAAAAGCGATGCTATGGCTGCATATACGGCCGCTATTTCAAAAAACCTTAAAGCTGTAAAGTTATAAGGGTGATTTTATTATAAAATATTAATTAATTAATAGGAGAGATAAAAAATGTATCTTACTGAAAATTTACAAGAAAAGTGGCAGCCAGTCCTAGAACATCCAGATTTGCCAAAAATCGAGGATTCTTACAAAAGAGCTGTTACTACAGTTATCCTAGAAAACCAAGAGAAAGCAGTTAGAGAAGATAATTCTTTTCTTTCAGAAGCTGCTCCTGCTAACTTTAGTGGCACTATGCCTGATACAGGTGGAGTTGCCAAATGGGATCCTGTTTTAATATCGCTAGTTAGACGAGCTATGCCTAACTTGATTGCTTATGATATCTGTGGCGTTCAACCAATGACTGGTCCAACAGGACTAATCTTTGCTATGAAGTCAAGATATGGTAGTCAAGCGGGTTCAGAAGCGTTGTTTAACGAAGCTGATACTGACTTTGGTGCTAGGGATGCTGCTGGAGGTTCTGGTTCGCCAGATGCTCATGTAGCTTCAAACCCTGCCATTCTAAATGATGATCCATCTGCTGGTACTTATACTACTGGTTCTGGATTTACTACAACTCAAGCAGAAACATTAGGTGACGGAACAGATGAGTTCGCTGAAATGGCTTTCTCAATTGATAAAGTTACTGTTACTGCTAAGTCAAGAGCTCTTAAAGCTGAATATACTATGGAACTTGCTCAAGATTTAAAAGCAATTCATGGTTTAGACGCTGAAACAGAATTGGCTAACATCTTGTCAAGTGAAATTCTTGCAGAAATCAACCGTGAAGTAGTTAGAACTATTTACTCACACGCTAAAAAAGGCGCTGAAGTAAATACAACTACTGCTGGTATCTTTGATTTAGATACTGACTCAAATGGTCGTTGGTCTGTTGAGAAATTCAAAGGACTTCTTTTCCAATTGGAAAGAGATGCTAATGCGGTTGGGCAATTAACTCGTAGAGGAAAAGGTAACCTAGTTATCTGCTCTGCTGATGTTGCTTCTGCCCTTGCTATGTCTGGCGTACTTGATTACGCTCCAGCACTTTCAACTAACTTAAATGTTGATGACACAGGTAATACTTTTGCAGGTGTTCTTAACGGCAAATTTAAGGTTTATGTTGATCCATATGCTGCAAACATAGACGCTAAACAATTCTATGTTGTTGGCTATAAAGGAACAAGTCCATACGACGCTGGACTATTCTATTGCCCATATGTTCCACTACAAATGGTGAGAGCAGTTGGTCAGAATAGTTTCCAACCAAAAATCGGATTTAAAACTCGATATGGTATGGTTCAAAATCCTTACGCAACTTCAGCTGGTGCTGGTGCATTAGATAATTCTGGTGCAGTTGGTGCTACACACTTAAACTTATATTACAGACGAGTAAAAGTTACTAACTTAATGTAATTGAGTCTAGAAATAGAAAGAAATTTAGGGGGTATTTTTACCCCCTTTTTTTTGCTCTAAAGTCTTATAAATAGTCATATGACAACAATAAAAACAGTAAGTAGAGCACCTGATAAATTGGACTATGCGAGTCCGATACAGTTTAGGTTTACTTGTGCAAAACTTCCAACAGTAGAGTTCTTTTGCCAAACGGCAAATATCCCTGGCATTACTTTAGGTACAGCAGATGTAGAAACACCGTTGAAAAGTATTCCTTTTCCTGGTGATAAATTGACATATGGAGATTTAAATGTTTCATTTCTTGTAGATGAGAATTTAAATAACTATAAAGAGTTACACGATTGGTTGACTGGTTTGGGATTTCCTCAATCGCATAGCCAATTTTCAAGTTTATTAGCAACTGGCCACGATAGATTTCCTTCATCAAAAGTAGGAACTGCAACTGTAAGTTCTGACGCTGGAAGAACAACTGCACCATTATCTGAAGGTGCTGCTTATTCGGATGCAACTTTAACTGTTTTAAATAGTAAGAATATTGCAAAGACAGAAATACGATTCCATAATGTATACCCAACACAACTTGGTGGGTTATCTTATGATATTAAAGCAAGTGATGTAGATTATTTAAATGTTCAAGCTACTTTCGCTTATATGTTTTATGAAATAGTCCAGATTAGTACGACTTAATTTCCTTGACTTTTAAACCGTTTTCTGATATAATGGTATATTATGACATTAGAAGAATTACAACAATTAGTGGATAAGGATTTGAAACTTGATGACACGGAACTAGATTCTGAATCAGCAAGAATACCTTTACTCCACAACAAATACCTCCAACATTTTAATAAGTTCAGCCTATTGCTGAAGAAAGCGCAACAAGACTATAATGGATTAACTCGGGAGAAGTGGGAATATTATACTGGTAAAGCCGATGAATCTGTCTATAGAGAAAAGCCATTTGATTTGAAAGTCCTTAAATCTGATGTACACATTTATATAGATTCAGATGAAGATATACAAAAAGCAGACCAGAAAGTTGCTTATTTAAATACTGTTGTTAAATATTTAGAACAAATATTAAGAGGTTTAAACAATCGAACATTCTTAATTAAGAATATGATAGAGTGGAAGAAATTTACAAGTGGAGCAATATAATGGAACATTATAAATTATTTCCTACACACCTTTTTGTGTTTGATGATTTCTATAAAGATTCTGTAAGTGAAATGAAAAAATATATTTCAGACTTATGGAAGAAAAGAGATTATGATAATAATTGGCAAACTAAATCTGCTGATTTGCAGAAGAAAGTAGAGTTTGCTGATTTTGCTAAAGAGATTATTACTGCAAACAAAACAATACTTGGTAAAGTTTTAAAATATTATGTAGAAGATATTGTTATAACTGATATGTGGGCAAA